TCAGCGCTCTCCATTTTTCCAAGCGTCATAGCCCACCGGCTCGCGTGGATGCGCGGCGCGCTTGCACTCTGTCCTATATCGCGCGTACCGCAGATGGAGCCTTTGACATACCGGGCAATAGTCTTTATTCGCACCGTGTCCAGGTTCGAGTGGCGCACCGCAGTCTATGCACGACGTCCGGCCGACGCGCCTGTCGGCATTGCGGTCATCGGCGTACTGCCGCCCATGCTTTTCGACCGCCCGCCTGAGCCATCCGTGGCCGCTTTTCCGGTCGTTCTCCCGGATTGCCTCTTTTGAGCAGTCCGGGCAATACTTTTGTATTCCCGCAGTGTATACAAATTCTTTTCCACACTTCTCGCATCGTCCGACGGTCTGGCCGAGGATAATGGATTTTCCGGCGCGCTTACGAGCTTTGTGCCGCCGATTATTCTCGCGGCGGCGCTCTATTCTGCAATCCGGGCAATATTTCGCACTCGGTCCGCCGATGAACGTCGTGCCGCACACTATACAAATGCGCGGCGCAAGAGAGCTACCTGGCAGCTGTATTCTCATATCTGTCCCTCGACTTTCTCGACGAGGGCAAGCCGCTGGCCAGCTGTCAGTGGCTCAATTTTCGACGCCAGGTGCTTCCGCTCTTCCGGCGTGCCAGTTGCTGCGTCGAGCGGATCGAGATGTAGGCCACGGATTTTGCGTGCGTCGATGACGCTTCCCATGACGATTTCTCCCATGATCTCCATCTCGCCGTCGGTCAGCTTCGGCAGCTTCTGAGCGTCAATGTCGATCATAATTTTATACCGCTCGACGATTTCACCAAGGCGGCGTGAGAAGCCGCTCGTGCGGCGGCTGTCGCCTCGCGTCTCTTCTGCCAGGCGAATCAATGGCTCACTCATGTAAATCGTCTTTCTCATACAGCATCTCCCTTTCATATAAAAGGCGGCCATCATCGGCCGCCTCATCGTCTCCTGTGTATCACGTCAGAAGATGTGGCCATCCTCGAGATCAAGCATCGCACCGTCATCTCTGACGTCATACGGGGCATCCCAATCGCAAGCATCCGCTTCATCATCTGTATCCGGGTTGATGATTTCCCACTCTACCGTGTAGACGGGAACGTACCCATCGTCCGGGGTATCGCCCGCCTTGACGGCGTTGGCGAAGTACGCGGCGTCACCATAGGCATCTCTGTTGCTGAGATAAGCGTCCTGGATGAGGATGTACTTTGCGCCCTCGAATTCAACAGAGCCAAATTTCTTCTCCATGTCGTTGATGCTCATTGCTTTTTTCATTTTTATCTTCCTTTCTTTGTCGGCTCCCTTTCGGTGCCAATCTCAAGAATCTCTTTGAGGTTTTCTCTTTCCCTCTTTCTGATTATATTATATCTCTTTATGCGTATATTGTCAAGCATTTTATATGCATAAAATAAAAAAATAGTAATTAAAAAGGCGGGGCAATCGCTCCGCCTGTGTCTTATTTAGTGATGTAAGCAATTTCTCCTGCTTTGTGAGTGATGAGCGGGTCGTCATCATCCTCGCCATCAAATGTCAGTGAGTAGAGCGGGCAGGTATAGTATCCTGTTTCGTAATCTACTTCATCAGACGGCTTGACGGCTTCCGCCTCACCATCCTCATCAATTCCCCCGAGGAGTACGTACTTCTCCCCATCAAATTCTTTCTCGGTGTATCCGTTGCGATCATGCTCATCAAATTCAGCGCCGTCCGCCAGTGCTTCTTCAACGTAATCATATTCCGGGCCAACAATCCAATTAAATTCATCGTCTCTAATCATGCCATTCGCCAAAGCACACAGCACGATTCTGTCGTCAATGTACTCACCACGCATCTCAGCTTTGTAGAGCTCATCAGACGATCCCTCGTAGATGCAAGCCCAGCCTGCGTTGTGAAGGCCCATTTCCTTCACCTGTGCGACGAGCTCTTCTTTGCTCGCCGCCTCAAGCTCCTCGCGGAGATTCGTGATCTCCGGAGCTTCCGCGCCGTAACCGCCCTCAAAAAATCTTGCTTCGTATTTCATTTTGATTACCTCCTATCAATTCTCTTGGCTCTTCTTTATCTCTCTTTCTGTTTCTATTATATAATGCTAGCATTATATTGTCAAGGGTTTTCTTCAATAATGCTAGCATTATTTTAGAGTGCTTCCGGCTCGCCGATCATGAGATCAAAAAGGTCGACCGGGTCCGCAGCGCCAAGGCCGTCGCGGAAGTAGTAGTAGCCGCCTTCATCATCGCACCCGACGAGATACGGGTCGATGAGCTCTTTTGTCTGATACCTGTAGCACTCATCCTCAAAGTACATCTTCTCATCTTCTTTGTACGCCGTAAAGCCCGGGCGAGCCGGATGCCTGATCGGGTCCCAGCTCTTGACGGCCTCGATGGCCTCCTCGGTGCGCTCTGGAGCAGTAACGCTCCATTCCTCTTCAATTCCCGCGAGTGTCGCCATGTGGTCAGCAGTGAGCGGCGCGGCAAGCCAGCCCTCTTCGCCACTGTCGATGCGCTCAGCGACGAGCCAGCTGTCGTACGTGCGTACGCTCCAGCCAGCGTATGCCACTGACTCCTCCATTGTGCCTTTACCGCTGGCGCGGTAGCACGCACGGCGGACGTATTCTGCTAATGATGCGCCCTGCTCATCAGCATACTCGGCAAAGCGCTCGCGCTCGCCTTTCGGCAAGCGTACCGCCAGCTGGTCGTATGCCTTCTTCTGGTACCGCGCGTTGGCGCGGAGTTTTGTCTTCAGTACCGTCATTTTTTACTCCTCCTTGTAGGTCCCGCCATTTTCGTCAGTGACAATCTTGACGCCCAAGCCATCTGCATTCTCAGCGATATATGCGCGGGCATCGTCATCCATTATCTTGATGCGGTGTCCTTCGGCCAGGCGGTCATATAAATAACACGCCGCCTGTTATACGCCGCCATCTTCGTCTTTGGCGTAATCGCCGGTGAATACATCGTCCTCGACGATGTATTCACCGCTCTTCGAGTGCTTCGCCGTGACGGTATGGCCGTCGTAGCTACCGATCACCCTGCTTTCTTCCTGCTCTTCCTCTTCCGTATCGGCATCCGCATCGACATCGCCGAGGACGCTCCAGTACGTGTCAAAGCTGCTTGGCATGATGCCCATCTCGAGACTCTTGTCGAGCATCTCTTTTCTCGAGATGCCCTTTGCTTCTTCTTCCTCGCTAACCCCGACGACAAGGCGGTAGTTCTCTTTTGCGACGTAGAGCTTCTTGTCGCTCTCTGCCGCCTTATACGCTTTATCGTAATCATAGAGCATCTTTGCTCCCATGAGCTCATCAGCGTCAAAATGACGCATATCGTAGCCTCTCACATTGTAACGATTCGTCTTCAGATTGATAAAGCCGAAGTCGGCTTCTTCGGTCTTTTCTTCGCCGTTCACTTTGGCGATGCAGATGAGACCGATATAGAGGCGATGGTAGGCGCCTTTCGCCCATTCATTTGTCTTCACTAGAGCCTTTACACCCGGATACTTCTTCTCAGTGGCTTCTACGACCGCCGCCATCATTTTCTCCATGTCTGCTACCTTCATTTTGATTACCTCCTATCAATTCTCTTGGCTCTTCTTTATCTCTCTTTCTGTCTATATTATATAATGCTAGCATTATATTGTCAAGGGTTTTCGTCAATAATGCTAGCATTATTTTTCTTTTTCTTGCATAAAAAAAGAAGCCGACAGCTTGATGCTGTCGGCTCCCCTCGAGAGTATATATCATAATATGGTTATCTTCTAAGCTGCCTATGCGGCAGATGACATTCCTCATAATATGACTACTCTCTAAGCTGCCTATGCGGCAGGTGACGTCCCTCATGATCCTAATATTTTCTAAGCTGCCTGTGCGGCAGATGACAGAATCACGAGGTCTCGTATGAGATGACGGTGATTATGCTTTTACTATAGCACGTCGGCTCCCGATTTGCAAGAAAAATCTTACGCATTCGGCTCGGCAGCGTCGGCTGCCGTCTGTGCTACAGTCTTGCTGAGCACGAGCTTGATGATGTAGATGCCACCCTGCATGACGAGCGGCAGGACGATGCCGTCGCGGATCTTGCACCAGCCTGCCTCAGTCTTGCTCTGCTCCTTTGTCGCTGCGCAGAAGCTGTCGACAGCATTCTCAGCGACCGGCACTACCTCGCTCAAGATCGTGCTCGTGACATGCTGCTTGACGTCCTCGGTCACATCATCGACGTGCAGTGCATCTACAATATTGTCTCTCACATCTGTCCACTTGCTCATGATTACTCCTCCTCAGAATTGATGGTCGTGGAAGCATAAAAATGTATACCACAGCGCCATGATGTGCCTGCTGCAGATGGTCCGCCTGCCGTCATATCCGACGGTGATCGTCGTGCCGTCGCGGTACATCCGCAGTATCTCGCCTACATCCGGGCTCTGGCCGAGCCATCCGTGATTCTCATTGGCAAGCCATGCTGCAAATTCTGGTGCGCGGCGCAGCTCGACGAGATTATACCAGCGGCCGCAGGCTGCGTCCTGCTCCATCTTGCGCTGTGATTTTAGACTGATTTTCTTCATGCCAGCGCGTCATCAAGCGTGCTGGCGGTACCAATTTGCCTTGCCGCGCAGGACATTGCCGCCGGTCGCCGGGTCGTCGTAATCCGTCGTGTACGCCCCGCTCTCGTCTGTGCCGAGGTACTGCAAGTCCCAGCGCTCGCAGGTGTTCTGCGGGCCATACGGGCCGCCGGGATAATCGATATTCAGGCCGTCGGCATTGTCGGCCGCCTCGCCATGCGTCATGACGTGCTCGCAATCAATCGTGAGCCATAAGCCGTCAGCTACTGCGCACGTAGCTTGGGCGATTGCCTCAATCTGCTGCGGCGTCGGTGGCTCGTCGCCGAGGTCGCCCGTCGTCGCACCCGCGCAGCAGCAGAGCGAGATGCCGACCGATCCGCTATTGCGATAGTACGTATGCGCGAGGACGTCAGCGAGATTGTCGGTCGAGACGTAGATCTTGCCATCGCCTGTGATATTGACATGGTAATCGCCGAATTTTTGGAAGTAGTGCCCTGCAGACCAATGCAAGTAAATCTTCGGTTCTCGTCCATGCTCTCTCGCCGCCTCCCAGATATCCTCGCGGGCGGCCTCGGCAAGCTGGCGCAGCTCCTCGATACTTACCTCTCTCATGTCAATCATCCTCCTTTTTGTCTGGATACGGCGACATCTCGAGCAGAGATGCGCCCATCCTTGCAATCTCATCTTCGTAAAAATGGTGCTGCCGCGCGAGGGCGGCAAATTCAGCAAATGCTCGGAAGAGCACGTGCCATTCCAGCGCTGTCACTTGTCTCTACCTTCTTTTTCTTCCATTAGTTGTTCGAGCGTCTCCTTGAGGCGCGCAGGTATCGGCACGCCTGCCTTAGCGGCATTCTCGACGATTGACAATCCCTCATTGCCGAGGAAAAAGTATGTGACCGCGATGCAGATAATCTGCTGATGCATTGCCGTGTCGAGCACGTGCCCGAGCGACACGAGCAGCAGGATCATGATTTTTTTCAAAATGCCACGGAAGCCGCGCTGGCTATTGAGCGACAGCGCGGGGTTGATGTACGCTGCGATGACGCCGCTCACGTAGTCAATCAGCATCGCGACGACGAGTGCCGCCAGAGCGTCGCTCCAATTTCCAAAAAGTACTTCTGCCACCACGCCCACCGCCCCCGTAATCGTACCCCATATCGCCTCGATGCGCACCGGCACAAGCTGGCGCAGAGCTTCGACAATTTCGCTCACTGTACCGCCTCCCAATCGTCGGCAAAAAGATCGATGTCTGTCGCAGTGTACGGCATCGCCTCATGCTCGCCAGATTGTATGACGAGGTACGGCTGCAGGTCTGCTGATGTGTACTTGACGTAGACGACGTCGTTAAAAATCCACATTCTGCGTGCCATATGAGCTCCGGCTTTCATCCGCTCTAAAGCGTCACCAAAAGTCATGCTTTATCCTCCGCCGCTGTGCTTGCCGCATTTGCCGAGGCTGCCGCCTCGTCGGCTTTTGTCTCCTTTTCCTTCTCTGTGCTGCTCTCGTCGACGTAGCGCACGCACTTTGGATTTTGGCATGTGCCGTCGTCGCGCAGGTACTGCAGGCAGCGGAAGCATCTCTTTTTCCATTTCAACGCCATTTTATCACCCCTTTCGCTGGGCGTCGTAGTCGGCGTCAAGCTCTTTGAGCTGCGCTTTGAGCGACGTCTGTGTATCTGCGTCGTCAGCCATTACGGCAGCGACGTAGGCCATCAGAATCTGATTCTTTGCCCTTTCATAGCCGGTGTCGAGTTCATTGAGCTCTTGGGCTCTCTGCTCTTCATCGCTCAATGCTTCCTCGGCCTCGCCGCGTAGCTGGCGGATCTCTTTTTTGAGCGTATCGATGCGGGCGCGGGCGGCCTGGCGCCGCGCGATGAGGTCGTCTGCACTGTATGGGTCCGGCTCCGCATTGATGCGGGCCTCGTAGATCCGTGCGACTTTGTAGTCAGCGATGTCCGACGCTGGATGCGCGAAGGCACACCTCAAGTCGATGATTTCTTGCTCTTTTTGAGTGATCTGTTCTCTTGTCGTGTCTTCCGCGACTGCTGTGCTTGCTGTGCTTTCTGCTGTCTCAGCCATTCTTTTAGCCTCCCATATAAAAAGTCCATACTTCTGACCGTCTGATGCGCATTGTACCACTTTTTGTCGCCTCGCCATGACAGGTACTGCCGCGTGAAATCGATGTACTCCATTTTCCCGGCTGCGACCAGTCTTGCCAGTGCCTTCATCTTCCGTCGCTGCGTGGCGACGGTGTCATGTGGTATCCGGCGGATAATTTTTCCGGTGTCGGTCAGAAGATATTTTGTCTTGAGGAATGTGATGCCGTGGGAGATTTTGATGATTTGTGTCTTTTTCGGGTGTACAAAGAGGCCCATGTCTCTTGCGATGCGCTCGATGTCTTTGTGCAGCTCTTTAAGATACTCTTTGTCGGGATGCAGGATGATCCTGTCGTCCATGTACGCATCGTAGCAATGTAGCCGCCTGACAGTCTTGCAGTACGTGTCGATACGTGTTGGGAAGAAAATCCCTGCGATCTGCGACAGCGGTGAGCCGATGCCGAGCGACTTCGGCAAGAATTTCTGCCCCGTCAGCTGCTCTCTCGGTATCTTCTCGTGCTCGAGCGAGTTGAAGGGCTCCTGCATGATCTCATCGATGCTTCGCGGGTCGTACGACACATCTGGCCGATTGCTCTCTAATATGTGCTGCAAGACGATTTTCAGCCGGGCGTCCGGTATCTTCGCGAGGATCATCTTGAGCAGCTTATCATGCTCGATATTATCAAAGTACTTGCGAAAATCGAGCTTGAGCACATAGCCATCTGTGCCGTAGCGGCGATAGTGCCAGCGCAGGTGCTCTTCGAAGCGACGGCGCGTAAAAGAGATGCCCTTGCACTTGAGACTCGCACCATTATCGTAGATCATGTAGCGCTCGAGCACTGGGATCAGCAAAGACTGGCAGAGCGCTTGCTGAGCAATCGTATCACGCACATTCAGGGCGCGCACGAGGCGAAGATTGCCGCGCTCGCACATCTGAAATGTGACTCCCTCGCCAGGGCGATACGACGTGCTCTCAATCTCCTCGCTGAGCGCTTGCACTTCCTTGAGGAGATTGATGCCTGCTTTTTGTGCCGAGCATTTCCAGCCCGATACTCTGTGCACTCTTGCGTATGCTGCAATCAGTGCATTGTAGTCTGAGACAAAATCAATATACGACATGATTCCTTTCTTTTTTGTGGTAGCCGTGCTGGTAGTAGTGGCCCGTAGGCAGCTGCGTCACGGCTAATGTTTACCATGATGGAAGGATATATCCTCATTCCCTGCTGTGGTGACCAGGTATATAGCCTGCTTGTCACGCCTGAGAAGCACGGGCGGATGCCGCTCCAAGCACCCGAAAGGGCTGCATCATTATAGTTCGCATTGCCATTATCGTTGCAATTCGCAAACTGGGAAGCCGAAGCGACCGCTCATAGGATATACCCTGTGTTTTTATTCTTCTTTGAGCTTTTCTTTGATGAGCTTTGCCGCGCGGGCGGCTTCCTGCTCTTCGAGCTCTTTTACCTTTTTATTTCCTGCTTTTCGCCAGCCCTTTAAGAGCATGATCTCCTCTGTGATGATTTTGACCTGCTGCTTGTATTTATTCGCATCGGCTGGCAGGATGTCGATAGCAAGCTCAAGCTCTTTGAGCAAGCTCTCACAACACGCGATAGCGCGATCTTGATTGAGCCGCCGCTCATCGGCTTCGGCCTTGCTCGTCGCAAAAATCGTGTATGCTCGCGTGATCGCTGTCATCATGTCGGTAAGCAGCGTCCAGATATTGTCTCGCAGCTTCTCGATTATCCATGATGGCCAATCTGCCTCAAATCGCTTCAATCCATTGCGCTCTGCTACTGCAAGCAGCAGCTCGGCATCCTGTGGCGGCATGTCTTTTGTCATCCACTTTATATCCCGCACGCCGCGCTTCGCGCCGAGGTCTCGCATCAAAAGGTAAATCATCGACCGCCGCAGCCGGATGGCATTATCATAAAATTTCAGCTCAGATAATTTTCTCTTACGAGCAAGTACACTCATCTCATATCCTTTCTACCTTGCGCCGCCCCATAAAAGGGCGGCAGCAAGGTCCTCGGTTAATACAGCAGGAAAAACGGGCGGATGCCGCTCCAAGCACCCGAAAGGGCCGCATCATTACAGTTCGCACTGCCATCATCGCCGCAATGCGCAAACTGGGAAGCCGAAGCGACCGCCGTCAGCCACCACCATTTTCTGTCTGTGCGGTTGCCGCGGTATCCTGCGATTCTCGCGGACGGATTATGCCGGAAGAGGGCGAGCTGTGATGTACGCTCGCCGGTATCGTAAGCTGAACCCCAGACACGGCCGCCGTAGACCATATTCTCATTCATGAGGTTTACATACACGTCGTACCATCCCCATCCGGATGATGATCCTACCCATCCAGCGCCGCCGCCCGCCGGGGCGCTTGCCGATATTGCATTTGACAGCAGCTCTCTGTGCTTTAATACGTGTCCGCTGCCAAAGGCATTTTGGATGGCGGTCACGTACTTTGGAATTGTCGTCTGCCACATTTCTGATGCGACATAGCCACCCGTCGTGTCATTTGTCGCGCACATGCGTGTATTGACGTTGAGTACATCCTGCGGCACGACAGCCGCGTGGTGTGTGGTCAGCATACCGTCTCCGGCATACAGCTCGTAGTCGAGCTCAGCGATGAGATGCCTCTCTTGTCCGATGCTCGTGCCGTCGACCGTGATCTCTTTTGTGATGTAGTCGCCCAGGAAAATATCGTCGAATGTACCGGCCGCGACGGCTTTGGAGAAGCCGCCGTTATTGTAGTATGCTGTAAGGTCCTTGCCGCGATAGAAATTATTGTGTGCCTGTGCCGTCTTCGGCAGAATGTCATTGAGTACTGCCCCTGCGTCTGCCCCGGCCAAGGCCGATTTGACAAAAGATGAAATGCCGAGCGCGGATTGAAAATCGCCTGCAGTCGCCTGCTTTAATAGTGTCTGCGCGTAGCTTGTCGCGCCGAGCTTTGTCAAGATCGTCGCGGCGTCGCCAGACTTCAGAATTGCTTTTGCAAGAGTCGTCGCGTCTGTGATTGCCTCCGTTTCTGTGCGCGGATGGACCGTCTGCTGTACGCCATTCTCGTCTTTGATTGTGCTGTCTGCAATGATTGCCATTTTATCCTCCTCATTATTCTACCGGTTTAAGCCATATGTCAGTGGCTTCTGTCGGCTCCGTCTTGCTTAATCTGCAGTATGTCGCATCATAGACCTTGCCGGTCGCGACATCTGTCATTGATACAAGCGGATAGCCTTTTCCGCCCGCCCACATATAGATGCGCTGGCTCCCCGTGACGCCCGCCTTGACCGTCTCTATCGCATTTTTAAGCGTGCTCGTCGCCTGGGCAGCGGCATCTTGTGCGGTTGCCGCCGATGCTTTTGATGCAAGGGCCCACGTGCGCGAGCTCTGTGTCTTGCTGGTTTTTGAGTCCGAATCGGACACACCATCCGGCGACGACGTCGATATCGCCCATGCCTTGGCGCTTGTCTCTGACGCTTTTGCATTTGTCTCTGATGCCTTTGCAGCAGCCTGCGACGACGAGGCCGACGAAGCCGATGAGGCCGCATTTGTCTCCGACGTCTTGGCTGCCGTCTGTGATGCGGCAGAAGCTGACTGAGATGCGGCTGCAGCTGTCTGCGATTTGGATGCGGCGGTCGCGGATGTGCCCGCCGACTTGGCGCTCGCGGCGGCGGCGGATGCGCTACTGTTGGCATTTGTCTCAGACGTCTTGGCAGCGGCCGCCGAGGTGTTTGCGGCAGATGCGGACGACGCGGCGGCGGTCTCGCTCTTTTTTGCATTTGTGGCCGATGTGGCGGCATTAGTCTCGCTCGTGGCGGCGGCCTGCGCTTTATTAGTCGCGATGGTGGCATTGTCTGATACCGACTTTTCGAGCGTCTCAATGGTCTTCAAATAATTCTCGACGGAGGCGATTGCGGATGCGACGCTGGCTGCTTTGTCGCCGTATTCTTTCGCCGAGGTGGCACTCGCGGCGGCGGCCTGGGCTTGCTTGAGTGCGTCTTCAGCGGCCGCGCGGGCGGCAGTGCTGCCAAAATTGGGATTTGTGCGCATGTCGTCGTACATGCTCTTGACCTGCGTCAGGATCTGCTGCAGATTGGCATCATCGGCAAGCGATGTCGTGGCCTCGGCGAGCAGGCGCAGGTCTTTTGCAATCGCGTCGTAGATGCCCGCATTTTCCGGCGAGACAAAGGCCGATTTTTTGCTTACGACGCCAGCACGCGTGATCTTATCGCTCGCGTCGCGCTCCTCGAGATACTGAAATCCGTCTAGCATTTATATCACATCCTCTCATTGTAGCGTATATAGGCCATTACTGCGGTTGACCACAAAAAAGGCGCCTGTGCCGTCATTATCAAGTATCTGCTCACCGTCAACGTATACATCGAGCGAATCAATAATGAGCCATACTCTAAGACCGTCCGAGCCATCGCCGTCATGCTCAGTCCAAGGGCTTAGTGTGAGCGTACATGTCAGTTCGCTTCCCTGTGCAACGGTAAAAATATTTGATACATATGAGCAGTATTCATCCGTTCCATGCACTCCTGATGGTCCGTGTATTTCATTATTATTATCGTTCGAAAAGAACATGCCGTTATATGTCTCTTTGCCGTTACACTTTATAGATATATTTTGAGATGCGCTGTTTGGAAATCTAACAAAATTACTATATTTATAGCCGAGATTCATTCCAAATCTACCATGAAACACCACGCGGCTTGCATTACTTGGCATTTTTACAGTAAAGGTAATAGAGCGGCTACCATATGGTAGTGTCACATTTCTATCAGAGCCGCTTCTCCAAATTGTCCAGCTCATTGAGCCGCACTCTTGATACTGCGCAAATGAGCCAGCACCTTCTGCAATGCCACTATATGCCCTCACGCGGAATCCATTAACAGATACATCCTCTGCGTAGCAGTGTAATCTGACTTTTGATGTAGAGTAAGCCGGGTTATTTGTTTGCACGTTCTGAGGTGTAATGATGACGACAGGTATCTCTGTCCAGGGATTAGCAAATTTTACATACTGCCCATTTTTTGCGACTCCCATCATGCACTGAGCGAGAATTGAGAATTTATTGCCGTTTTTATCTTTTGACGTCATGCCATCTTGTCCAAATTGAATTGTCATGCCGCTACTGTCTGTACACGACAATCCGCTCGTATCAAGTACGACGCTACCACCTTTAATACCCTGGCTCGCTGTCAGCTCAATGATGCTCGCTGCGAGCTTATCCGCCGTGACGGATCCGGCTTTTAGCATCCCATTTGTGATGACATTGCCATCGATGAGCGTGTCAGCTGTGATGTGCAGCAGCTTGCTCAAGATGGACACAGTCGTCGGCGTCAGATTGATGTACGACATGAGCTTACCATTCTGCCCCATCTCTTTAAGATTATCGGCAGTTACTCTAAGCTGGATGTCATTTATCATTTGCTCGATAGCGCTATACGCGGCGCTGGCTTTGTCCGTGCTGCCAAGATTTGTCACGACCGTGCTGATGCTCTGCGCATTTTGCTTGACCTGCGACGACAAGCCGCTGAGAGTGCCATTTGTCGACTGCTGATACGACTGTACCGTTGACTTGATTGTCTCAGCTTTTTGGTCGACTTGAGAGATAGCGGTGTCGGTCGCCGACTTATTATCTTGCACTGTCGTCGTGATGCCATTGATATTTTGCTGTAGCTGAGTAATCGACTTATACGGACTATTTGCGACGTCCGTGCTGCCGAGGTTGGTCACGACGGCGCTGATGCTCTGCGCATTTTGCTTGATCTGCGACGCTGTCTCTTGATTGACGCCGTCCTGCGTCGTCTTTTGCTCAGCGATGGTATTGCTGAGCTCGCTGTCGGTCTTATTGAGTAGCTGTATCGCTTTGTATCCATTTTTGCTCGGCTCGACATTGAGAGCGGCGACGGCCTTGCTCAAGTCTGCGTTGACCGTTGCAATGCGCTCCGTCGTGCTCGTGTCGAGATTATCAATGCGCGTGTCGACATTGTCGAGGCGCGGGATGGCTTCGCGCGCGTCGGCGAGGTCCTGCTTGATGCTCTTGTCGACCGTGCGCAGTGAGATGCTCTCGTCGGCAAAATACTTCTCGTCGATATGTGGCTCGATGACAGCTTGATACTCTGCCGTCTGATAGCCCTCGCCGAAGATATCATAGTAGCAAGCGGCGACGGTGTAGATGCCCGCAGCGTTGCTGTAGCTGTAGTGCGTATTTTTGCCGATGTCAATGGGCTGGCCTTTGATGTAGAGGCGGACGCCGTCGGCTCCGCTCGGGATGTCCGGCACAGTGATATTTGCTGACAGGATACCTTTCTCGATCGTCAGGCCGCTTGGTGCTGGCAGGATGGGATAATCGTATGTCAGTGATGTCGGATAGCTGTATTTTTTGGTCGCATTGTGAGCGTACAAGTAGATTGTCGCCTTACGTGATGGCATCGACTCGAGTGTGATGCTCGTGCCCTGGGCGCGGGCGAGCAGATTGTAGGCCGCACCCGGATTTTGGTCGTACCGCAGCTCGTAATAGTCGACGTCAGAATTGGTGACATCATCCCACGTAAATGTAAATCCCTTACCGAGTACAAAAGATTTTTTGAAGCTGGTTGGCGTGCTCGGTACGGTCTGCTTTGCCTCTACGGCAATCTCGAGGTAAGTCGCATCCGCATCCGGCGTCGTAAATCCATTGACATCCTCGGCGACGAGCTTGAGGCGGTAGGTGTCGCCGAGCTGGGCGGCGGGGATCGTGACGCGGCTCGTGCCTTTGCCCGCGTAGCGCCAGTCGGCGTAGTAGCCGAGCTCGTCGGCCGGTACTCCTTCCGGCAATGGGCCGCTCAGCTTGCTCATGTCGATGTGATTGGTCTTGTAGTAGACGGCGACATCGGCGACGGTCGCCGTCGCGGGCAGGCCGAAGCTCACGACGATGTCGTAGCCGGTCGCGCCGTCCTGGTATTGGCGGTAAATCGTGTAGGCCGAGGCGTTGGTGACTTTGCCTGGCATCGCGATAGAGCCGATGCCGCTCAATGTCTCGCCAAAGGTATTACCGTCTTTGTCGATTGACTCGACGTAAAAGACGTACTGACCAGCGTCCTGCGTCGGCACGTAGCACGATGTCGCGGTCTGCGCCGTGCTTACCTTGTCGCACTGCTGCATGGTCATACCGTACTTACCTCGGTAGACATTGTAGCCCGCGACGGCCGTGCCGATCGCGCCGCGCCACGAGAGGTTAAAGCCCTTGCCGACGAGCATGACGACGAGATTGCTCGCATTGTTGACAGCGTAGGTCGTGCCGTGCACGTGCAGGCTCGTCGTCTTGCTGTCAGCAGTCAGTGCGTCAAAGATGCTGTAGACGGTGATGTCGTAGTCGTCGCCCTGGCGCACGCCGCGGAAGACGTGTGTCGTCATCCGCGTGCTCACTTGCTCATCGTAATCGCTCGTGCGTGACTTGATGCGCACGATGTAGCTCTCCGGCGCTGTGCCGGTGCGGTCGAGCTGCCATGTCACGCGGACATTTGAGACTGTGCTCTTATCGGCTGTGTACGACTCCTCCGATGCGACCAATGAGCTGATTTTGGCGATAGTCGGCGTGCTCGTGTAGTCGATGACAGGATACTTGCTGTAGTCGAGCTCGTCGCTGTACATCGCCTCATCGTACTCGGCGAGCTTGAGCGATACTTTGAGGTCGCCATCGCGCGACGCATTGACGATGCGAAAAGGCTTGACGGCTTTGTCGAGCTCGCCGAACGCGTAATTGTCAAAGCGTTGTGGGAGCTGCGTATCCTCAAAAGGTGTCGCGAGTTTGAGCGTGTCAGTCGTCGCCGTTTCGGCGACGACCTCGTGGCGGATCAGCGCGTCATTGCTCAGCGAGATGTAGATCTCATATTTTTTCGCGGCATCAAGCTGCACGGTCTTGTCGAGCGTGACCTTTGTCGTAGTCGCCGAGACGATGCGGCCGGATGCGATGCCAAGGCGGCTCACGGCGTGATTAAAGCCGACGATGTCGCCGTACTCAGCGACGATGGCGTCGATGTCGGCCGAAAGCTCGATAAATTGCAGCTGACGCTCATTCGTCGCGAGTGCTGTGATGGCCTCACGGTACGCCTGCGAGCGCCGCTTGACGCCAAAGAGTGTGAGCTGAGCGGTATTGTCGCTCGAGCGGTCGGTATTGTAATTCGGCGAGCGCACGGTCATGACAGTATTCTTAAAATCATTCTGCCCGTCATTATACGTGACCTCAATCGCTCGCGCGCGGTCCTCGGTGCTGCTAAAAGAGCCTTTGACTGACGAGACTGTCGTCCTGCCCTCACCAAAGATCTGTGTGATGTGGCCCGGCCGGTCGACGACAATGCCGATATTGCGGCCGTGTGGGATGATAACCGCGTGGCCAACATTGGCCGCCTTCTGCGCCGCAGTCCAGCGCTTTTGGGCGGTATCAAAAAAAGCGTCAAAGCGGTAGCGCGGCTCTTTCTCGCCGTCCTGATTCGTGATTTCTTCATCGGCGTAGGCGGCGGCCGACTTCCATTGCTGCCAGTATGCGTCCAGACAGCTGGCCGGATAGCCCGAGACGACGTACTCATTTTCGCCGGTTTTGATATTCTTCAAGCTACGGCACCCATGCAGGATGTCGTAGCAGGCCCATATCGGGTTGTCAGCCGCCCGCTGCTCATAGTAGCCAGTCTCGGGATTGTGTACCCAGACAGTCTTGCGCGTCTGTCGCCAATTAAGCGACGGCACGCCGCCCGAGAGCTGATTATTTGCTTTGATACGCAGTGCGACGAGGACTTTATTTGGTCGGCTGTAGATGCCGTCAATGTAGCTCGTCATGATCGACCAATTTACCATGCTCTGATAGCGTGACGACGTCGGCTTATTGACAGCCGTCACGCGGACGTCGTACTGGCCCGCCTCGAGGCCGGTGACGGAAAAAGTGCGGCGTAGGGCGCTATTCGTCGCGGCGGTCACGCTGTAATGATAGCCCGTATCGCCTTTTTTAAAGTTGTGCCAGCTGTCGCTCTGTCCTTTGCGATACTCAAGCAAAAAAGTCGTCGTCGCATTGTCATAATCGCCCTTATCATTGACGTGATAGAGCCCGGCCGGAAATTCCAGCGTGACGTCGAGAGCCGATGCCTTGGTGCTGTCGCTCGTGCGCGCGACAGCTTGCCCCTGCACGAGCTCGACGCCGATGCTCTGGTCGAGCGGTGTATTTTTAAAAAAGGATATCGGCTTTTGGTCATTTGTACCGAGGCGCGTCTCGAGCTGCACGCCCGAGAAATTGCCGATGTCGGTGTAGTCGATGCGGATATTGTCGATGCTGTCGACTGGGCCGTAGCCGCCGCAGTAGAGCAGATTGAGATACTGCTCGTCATTGACCGTCTCGACATGCTGCTCAAGCAGCTGTGGTGCAGGGATGCACTCGCCGTACGTCTCGCCGACGACTGTGCCCGCCGTCGTGGTTGGTGTCGGCAGGTCCCAGCCGTAGGTCTGCGTCGTCTCGTGGTCATTCCAGTTGATATTGTCAACTGCTTGTGGGAAGACCGCATTGATAATCTTGCCGCCGAGAAACATCACGGCTCCCGACGCAAGGAGCGCGCCGATGTGCCCCGCGCGGAACGCTGTGCCGAGCCCCTTCCAGAGGCCACCCGCGATATTGCTCGAGTAGACTGACAGGGCAATCATCGCGACGAGTCCGAGCACACGCATGATGCCTTTGCCAGCGATATGCGGGATGACGACGATCTGCGAGCCGTCGAGTGGTGTCGTCTCGTCGGGATGCTCGACGAGATTGCCATCGATGTAGACGTCGCGGCCCTCGGTCTCGACGTACGCGGTGACTTTGCCGCCCGTGTAGCAGATCTCCTCGATCTCACGCCGTGTCGGCTCGAATGGATTTGCAATCCTTACAATCTGTATCAATGCCATCCTCCTCCTGGGCTGTAATACCCGACAATGCGCGACTGCCAGCGTCGCAGACGGTCGACGCAGACGCCGGTCGGCAGGTAAGCGTGTAAAAATTTGCCGTCGCCGACATAGATGCCGACGTGATTTGCCCACAGCCCTGGCGTCAGCCGCAGCAGCACGAGGCAGCCGACGCGCGGCTCGTCGAGGCGAATCCAGTCGTCTTCCTGGCGCTTCATCGTCCCAGCGATATCGGCCGCCTCAATCGCTGAGATATGATAATCCGGCACCTCGCAGCCCTGCCGCCGGAAGCCCTCCTTGACGAGGCCCCAGCAATCCAGGCCGCTCTTTGGATCCCGCCCGCCGTCGACAAAAGGGGTCCCGATTAAGTCATCGTATGCAAAATCCATATCATCATCTCCCCGTCTGGATTCCCGGCTCACCGCCAAAGCGCTCAGGGATGGGGCAGGACGCAAGGTTGTTTTTGCATGTCTTGTCGCCTGCGTAGCCGCAGCGGATGTCGCCGCAGACAAAGGGGCAAAAGTCTGTAAGGTACTTCTGTGCCGGAAAGCGATTGGCAAGCTCCGGCGATGCGCCGAGTGTGAAGGTGATCCACTGCTCATCGTACGTCATCTCGGTAATCTGATACTCCATCTCGAGCTCTGGCTTGTCGGAGTCGAGGCATTTTGCGTGCACGACGTAGAGCTTGACGCGCGCATCGGTCAGGCCGCCGTACTTTTGCAAGTATGTCGTGATGAGCCCCTGGCCCGACGAGATCTTGAGGTTGAGCGCTGGCAGGGTCTTGCCGTCCTCCTCGCTGTCCTCGATGTCGATAGGAAAGGCCGCCCACGTCTTGCCCGCCCACTGGATGTCGTCCGTATTGCGTACGAGCCGGATGTCTTCAGCCAGCTGCGCATGATTGATATCAAAGAGCATCAAAAAAGGCGCGTCGGTTGATAGCTTATTCTTCTCGAGCGTTGCAATCTTAGAGAATTCGAGCACGCTTACGCCTCCTCAAATTTGAGCACGCCCTGCCATCCATACGGATGATTTTCCTGCCATTCGAGCGCCTCGATAAATCGCACGACGTGGTCCTCTTTTGTATTCCAGTCGGTCCACTGAAATTGCTGGAAGGTGCCGACCTGCCGGAAGAAATTTTTGAGCTTGTCGAAGTCGGCTTTGCTGACGCCGACCCATGCATACGTCCACGTTTCGACCATTCTTGTCGTGCGTGGCCGCGTCTTTTTGTAATTTGCGTCGCTCGTGACGCTGATCGTGCTGTCCTGCAGCTTGTCTTTGTATGAGTCGCCCGCGCCGGATGTCGATGCGATATTCGGCTCAGGGAAATCCGTTGGGAAAGTATACGTCTCTGCCATTACATCGTCCCCTTGAGTGCTGTCTTGAGATTGCGCCCGAAGCCGCCGCGGTCACGCTGGGCACCGTCAACGACGACATCGAGCACCCATTTGCCGAGGTCTTCATCAAAGCCGCTCTTCTGGACGCTAACCTCCGAGCTTGTCTTATTTGTAATATTGACGACGACGCCGCCCTTGTCGCCCGAGCCGCCCATCGTCCGAAGGTTGTGGTCGGTCAGCGGGATGACAGCCTCTTTGTCGCCGCCCTCGCCGATCATCGCCAGCGTTGGCGCAGTGACGATACCGCCTTTTGCAAAGCCCGGCACCTTGAGATGGTTCGAGAAATTCGCGGTGTTGGCGAGGCCGCTTGTAAATTGCGTCACCGGCGAGACACCGGCAAAGCCGAATGTATTGCTATGCTGTACGCCGCCGAAATTATATGCAGCCGCGGTGCCACCGCGTGAGCCGCTGAAGATGCCAAGGATGCTCGTCATCCAGCTCGCGGCGAGGCGCTGCGCGGCAATCTTAGCCATCATGCTCAGAATCGAGTTGCCGAAGTCTTGCAAGGCTGCTTTGGCTCCCTTGGTGCCACGGATAAATTCTGTCATCGAATCCGTCATCGTGCTGTAGAGATTGTCCGATACGTCCGCGATGTAGCCAATCATGCTGCCGTGGGCGTCCTGCCAGATCTTGACGTACTCCTTCGCCAGCTTGCGCTCGGCCTCGCGGTCCAGTGACGCCTCACCAGCCTTCGTCCCCTTTGACTTCTCGGCGGTGCCGTCAGCCTTGATGACTGGCGTGCCCATGTAGGCGACGAGCTCGGCGAGGTTGCCCTCCTCGACGAGGTACTCGACGTACTTGTCATGGGCCTCTTGCTTTGCCTTGCGCTGCTTGTCCAAGGCCTCGTCGACCTGCGCGTAGTACCAGTCGCTGATCTTCCTGCGCGTCTCGTAGTCATTCTCGTCGCGCATCAGCTCTTTTTCCTTCTTCTCGCGCTCGCGGTCGAGCTTGATGATGGTCTGCTGGTACTCGATGTCGGCCGACTCCTCGTAATCATGGTGCTGCTGCGCAAGTACTGCGCGTGATGCCAGCTCGGCGTCGTTCCATGCGTCAACCCATTTTTTGATAAATTTCTGGTGCATACTGTCGGTGTACTCGTCGAGCTGCTTATTGAGCGCCGCAATGGTCTCTTTGCTCATGCCGGGCACAGCCGCCAGCTTATTGATCTCCTGCTTCTTCTTCTTGATGTCGCCGGTAAATTTAGCCCACTCTTTTTGGTACTCAAAGGCATCATTGTCAAAGACGGCGCTCTGCATCTCAATCGACAGCTTCTTTGCCTCGTCCTGGGCCTGCTTGAGCTTTCTTGCCGCTTCTTCGGCCGCGTGATTAGCCTGCGTCATTGTCCGGCCAATCAAGGTCGACTTGGCTGTCATGCCGCCCGTCGCCTCGGCAATGGAGCCGTAGCCCTGGATGCCGCCAAAGGTGGCGTCAAAGTCCTGCAGGGTTAAGTCATGCACGCCCATACTGCTCTGGCGCGAGCGTACCATGTTATTGCCCAGGTAAATGCCGACATGGCCCGGCGTGTCGACGAGATCGCCAGGCTGCAGCTGTGCACCGATGTCATTGATATTGGCCTCATGATATGCACCGAGCGCGCGGAAATTGGAGTCATTGACGACGCCGCTGCCGAAGATATCCTCCTTGCCGAGCGCGTCAAACATCTGCTTGTAGACCTCGTGCGCCCAATCGTCGCACCAGCCTGCCGCGTCACTGCCAAGCGAGCCGGTCCATGCCTGGCCGTCCCAAAAATTATTTGCTGCAATGTAGGCCGCCAAATCGCCGACCGGGATATCATAAGCCACTGGCTGCGCCTGCGTCGCGCCTGCGCCACCCGTCCGCGGTACCTGTGATGTCGTAAAGCTATTGTAGTAGCCCTCGACCGTCGACACGTAGCCCCGATTTGCAGATGGATCGGCGTGGCCGAGGTTGTAAGCCGATATCATCATCTCCGGGTCATTGCCGTACTGCTTTGCGAGGTAGGCAAGATAGGCGGCCGACGCCATGATGTTGTCATTCGGGTTACTGCCCGGCCCATATCCTCTGCCGCCACCGAGGTTCGGGTCATTTGCGATGTCTTCCGATATCTGCCCGAGCCCCCAATGCGCATGATCCGACGACCATACATTAGCATCGCCGTGCGACTCGTGCTTGATGATTGCCGCAAGTATACCCGCATCGATGCCGTGATATTCTGCCGCGTACTCAATCTCATTCGCCCACTGCGCGAGCTCTGGATCATCTTCAAAAGACCACTTCGTGCGCATCGGCGTCGCCGGTGTCTCAATGGGCCCGGCACTTCCGCCGCCCGACGATGCACCACCGCCGCCGCCCGAGCCTGAGCCGCCGCCACCGCCGCCGATCCCCGACATGATATCGGCCATTTTGTCCATCATCTCTTTATTCTGCGCGTCAATCTTATCTTGGATTGCATTCTGCTGCTGGCGCTGCAGCTCAGCCTGGCCTTCTGGCGTCGTATTTAGCCAATTATCATGGGCAATCTGGCCTGCCTGCTCTTTCTGCTCGTCGGTCAGCTCGTAATGATTGTCAGCCGGTGCCGACGATTCGCTGCCGTAAGAATTTCCTGCGACGCTCGTGTAGTTGCCGTAGCCGTCTCCCTCGCCGTCCTCACCAGCGTAGCTACTGTCATGGTATCCGTCTCCCTCACCCGGGTCGTAATCATCGCCTGTATTTGTGGCGCTGCCAAGTGCTGCAGCTCGCTCGGCATCTATATCGTAGACGCCAACAAAATTGCCGTTGGCGTCCTTGGTGACGGTCGAGCCGTCAGGCAGCGTGATAAAATTGCCGTTCACGGCCTGCGCGGCTGCCGTACTCCTCTGTGCCGACAGATAGAGCACGTAGGCAATCGCCGCAGCTACGCCCCACCAGCCCTGTGCGAGCGCCCAGACGGCGCTGGTCAGTCTCACGACGCCGCTCCTCGCGATTGCTGTCGCCGTCGCTGTCTTGGTGCCGGTCTCTACAGCTGTATTGCCCGTTACGGCCGTCGCTACCGTCAGAGCCTCTTGCTCTGCCTTGGTCGTTGTGATGGCCGTCTTGGAAATTGTCTCAGCCGTGACTTTTTTAGTCGCCGTCTCGCCCGCCGTCGTGCCGGTGACTACCTCGGATGCGGTCAGAGCGTCCTGGGCCACCGTCGTCTCAGCTATGGTGGCCTTGGCGGCTACATTTGCTTCGGCGATGCGCCCCGACGCGACGGTGGCGGCGTCAGCCTTGGCCGCCTCGCTCTCTGCCGCGAGTGCATTGCCCTCGACGATGCGCGATGCGGATGCGCCTGCAGCTGTATTTGCCTCGGAGATTTGCGCGGCTGCTTTTTCGGCAGCCCCGGCTTTGGCCTGCTCGGCCTCGGCGGCAATCTCTACCTCTTTGGCCTTCTGAGTCTGGTAGCTCAAAAAGGTCTTTTCCATTGCCGCCCGCTCTTTGAGCTGGGCTTCCTCTAGGGCGATGGTGCGCTGGGTTGTAAATTCCGTGACGAGGCGCGTCTTCTCGGCCTCGGTGGCCTCCATTTTTTGTACGGTCTTTGTGTACTCTTTGATCTCCTTATTTGCCGCATCCTGCATGGCGCTCATGCGCTTATTGATGGCGCGCTGCTGCACTTTTGTGATCTCGGCCTGCGTTTTTTCAGCCTCTGCCACCTCGGCATTATTGCCGAGTGCCTTGCCGACGGTCGTCTTGATGGCTGAGCCCGCCTTGGTGCTGATAGTGCGGACGGCCTGAATGGATTTGTAGACGGCGTAGAGCTTGACAAGGTCGGTCGTCAAAGTTTTGATCTGCGTGCTGTTATTTTTAATAAAAACGGCTGCTTCGCTGAGTCCCTTGAGGACGACGGGCATAAATTCCTTCGCGAGTGGCGCCAGGGCCGCGCCGCCCGCGACTTTGAGCTGGCCGAATTGCATATTGACGAGTTTCATCTCCTGGTCGAGCTCGTGCATCTGCTTCGGGTCAATCATGCCGGACGACTTGACTTGCGCAGCTTTTTCCTTTGCTTCGGCATACTCGCGCAGGGTCTGCGTCAATGAGAGCCCCTTTGCTCCCAGCGTATTCATGATAAATTCTTGGCCATATCCCGCCTTTTCGGCCTTCTTGTAGCCCTCAGCCAGCTGCTCCATTTGCTGATTGAGTGGCAGCAGGTGGCCCTGCTGGTCCTTGAGCGAGATGCCCAGCGCGTCAAAAATCTGCTGGGTCTTCTGCGCCGCCGATCCGCCACCCGCCAAGGTCTTGTCGAGCTTCATGATGGCCTTGCTCGCGGCATCTGCATCGCCGCCCGTTAGCGACAGGATGCGCTTAAATTCTCCCGCCTGCGCTGCTGTGACGCCCATGCGCTGCGACAGCTGGTACGTGCTCTCGCCTGCGGCTACCGCGCCCGATATCAGTGAGGTCAGGCCGAAGCCGCCCGCCGCGACGCCAGCGAATTTTGTAAAGGAGCCGATGAGTGACTCGACTTTGCTCGTCGTGCTCGTCAGTGCTCCCTGCATTGTGTCGAGAGGCTTGACATCGCCGAAGGTCTGATTGATGGCGGTCTTTGACTCGCCCAGCTCTTTGCGTAGACCCGATGAGTCAGCGCCAATCTTGATAAGCAGCTCTGATATGGTCGACAATTTCTTTCACCTCTCGATTGATACATAATTACTTTTCTTCGCCCGAGTCGCCCTTCGGCTTGTCGAAGCTCTTGAAGTATTCCGCTTCATCCTCGGCCTGCCGATTCTTCTTCTCCTCGATCTCCTCGGCTGTGTAGTAGAGCGGGTCGAAAATCTGGTCCGGGCTCATCGGGTCTTTGAGATGCGGATTTATCAGCATCGCGACAAAATAGGAGCGACGGTAATCCTCATCCCTGCGCCGTGCCTCGCTCGCCTCGACGAGCAGGCGGAATTCGCCTGGCGTCAGTTCCTCGAATTCTGCGGGCATCAGGCCGATGCGATAGGCCACCGGCTCACTCTTCTCCACCCACTCGCAGAATGATTTTACTTTTTCTCCGTCTCGGTCTCGCCGGTCTTTGCTGTCATCGGCTCCGGCGTCCGGATCCGAAAAAGACCCGTTTGCTCGATGGCGAGCAGGATGTAGCCCGTCAGCTCATTGAGCTCCACGCCATGCTCAAAGGCATCCTCGATGACCTGGTAGGGGTCAAATTTATCCGGCATCCCCTGCAGGCCGTACTTGAGGCCATAGGCTGTAAAGTCTACCGTCATGCTGCGCATCCATTCGGCCTGCGTGCCTGCTATAATTGACAAAATGGAGCGCCCGATTGAGCGCTCCATATTTGCCAACGCACGAATCGAAAAGACGAGCGTGTACTCGCGCTCGCCAATCTTAAAAGTCGTTGGTTTTTTCAATGTCTATTCTCCTCTCGAGCTTATGCACCCGCGCCTGGCGTCGTGGTCGTCGAGGCCGTGTAGGTAGCATCCTTCTTGATCTCGCTGATTGCGCCGACGCCGCTGAGCGTCGCCGTGTAGGTCGCGACGGCCGTGTAGCTCGTATCCTTGGTCAGCTTGGTGATGTAGCACCAGCCCTCCTGGTAATTGCCCTCTTTGTCGATAAAGCGGACATGAGCCTGCTTGGAGTTGCGGAAGCAGTAGTCGATGATGGTGAGCCCGTCATCGTTGAGGATGCGCAGGCCGCTGTACGAGCACGTCCAGCCTTTAAGGCCCGGCAAGGTCTGCTTCCAGCCGCCGGACGACTTATGCGATGCGTCAATGCTGTCGGCTGTCTGGTCGAGCGGCGCATTGCGCTGACCGCCGACCGTGATCCAGCTCGGCTTTTCCGTCGTGCCGCCATCCACCTGCAGTAGATGGTCTTTACCAGGGCTCGCGACGCTCTTGTCGGGGTTTTCCGGCAGCGTCTTGAGCTGATCTTCTGTAATTGCCATATGTGTCACTCCTTATTTTTTACTTGTCGATGAGCTGATACCGCACCGAGATGGTCGCATGGTAGCCAAGGTCGCTCGTCGGAAAAGTCTCGCTCTGCTCGACCTCGACATCGAGGACCTTGTAGCCATCGACCGCGATGCGGTCGCCGTACTTCGTCATCAGGTAGCTGATGTCGTCGACGGCTTCATAGATTTTCTTTGCCTGCTCGGCAATCTGCGTGCCGACCGCCAAGCCGCCCGCCATGTCAGCGCTGTCTGCCTCGATGATATTCCCAGCACCCGCCCCGGTGCTCCAGATATCAATCGCAAGCGTGCAATTCCAGAGAGCATCTTCTTTTGTGTCCTCCGGTTTCACGGTGCAGAGCCCGATTGTGATATACGGGCTCTTTTCTGCACGCGGTGGCACTGCTCGATAGACCTGCGCGGTCTGTCCCTTCTCAAGCAGTCCGTAGACGGCCTCCTGCAGGGACAAAATCGGCAGGTGCTTGATGACCCTCATTTGTCGATAGCCTCCTTGACTGCCGCCTCGATTTTCGGCTTGCCCACCTCAGCTGCAGGTCTCATAAATGGCCGCTCCGGCATCGTGCTGACGACGTGGCCGCGGACAAAATCGCCGTTGATGAGCATCGCTTTTTCCCGCAGCGGCGAGGCGATGCGCGGCCCGCTGCCGTACTCGACGACGTGCGAGATCGGCGCGGTGCTCTTAACCGTGCCGTGCGCTCCCTTGACGTCCATTTTGATGCCTTCAATCAGGCCGCCCGTCCGCTTGGGCGCGCGATTGACTGCCTCCTCGTAGACGGCCTTGGTGCCGTCAGCGATGGCAGCCTTGATTTTGTCCTGCGTCTCCTTGTCGTACTTGCTGATGTCGGCCGTCGCCCGGAAGACGACATCGTCGAGCCTGACATTGATTTTAAAGGGCTCGCTCATGTCTGCACCTCGATGTCCTTGCAGGTCAGCGTGAGCTCGTGGCGCACGGATGCGTCGACGTGCAGCACGTCATAGAGCGTTCCCGCCTTGTCACCTGCCGGGTAGCGTATGCGCCAGCCTTTGCGGACACCCTTGCGCTCGCGGATGGTCACGCCCTGCGTGATGACGACGGCCTCGGCGCTGCCGAGCATAGCCCCGCTCTTGATTCCAGGCCGTCGGAAAATGGCCCAGACCGTCGCGGTGACCTTGTACGTGCCTGCGCCGACCGGCTTAAGCAGGTCGATGCGCTTGTCGAGCTTTCCCACATCGGATTGCCTCACGGCGCGTCACCGCCTGTCTGTCGCTTCGCGGTCTGCGCGAGCCGCAGCTGCTCGGTCATTGCCGTCAGTGTGACGTCGCCCGCCTTGGCCGTGCCGCCCTCCGGGTCGTCGTACTGCTGGCCGACGTAAGCCGCGACGACATTAGTGTAGAGACCGTCTCCATAGTCCGGCTCGACGCCCGCATTGCGCAGCCATGACTCGGCCGCACTCACGTAGGCGCGGATGATTTTGAGCGTGTCGGCATCGGTGTCGATGCGCAGGAGCATCGCGATCAGCTGCAGGTCTGCCTCCGTCGCTACCATGCTGCTCACTCCTTCGTCTTTGTGGCCGCGCTCTCATCCGCAGCTGCCGCGGTGGCCGGTGGCTTTTTGCTGCGCGGCGCGGTTGCCGCGATGTAGCCGCCCGCTGCCAGCTCATCCATCCGCTCGCTCGCGCCGCTCTCGTAGATGTCGCCGACATTGTAGCCGACGCCCGTCTCGCGGTCGATGAATGCTTTCAGTGTCTTTGCTTTCATGCCATTTCCTCCTCACGCTTTGTGTCCAATTCGGACATGCAAAAGGCTCGGCAAAAAGCCGAGCCGCTGCCTGCCCTGCAGGTTATGCCTTTGCCGCCTTTTTGATGCGGACGAAGCCGTTTGCGCTGACGACATTGCCACCCACGAAAGCGACACCGCGATGGCAGACCATGCCCTCTTTGAATTTGTAATCCGTACTCTTTTTGATTTCCGTATCCGAGAAAATCGTGAACTGATAATTGAGCGGATTGCCGTAGGCCATGCAGTATGCACCCTCGGTCGTCTTGTCGTCTGCAATAGAGCCACAAGCAGAGTTGATGACAAAAGGCGTGCCGTCGATCGTGCCCGAGCCGCCATTACCATTCATGATGATCGTGTGGAATTTGCTGCCGTCTGTATTGCGCAGGCGAGCAAATGCGGCGAGGTCCTTTTTGTTGAGAACCAGCAGATTCATGCCCTCGACGGATTCATCGCCGCCATAGCTGTAGATGATGGAGTCGAGCGTCGTATTGTCGATCTTGCCGATTGTGATGTCGGTGCTGGCGTTGATGGCCGTCGCCTTGGCCGAGAAGATACCCGTCAGCGTATTGTCTGCACCCGTGCCGATGAGGATTTCCTTCGAGAGCTTCTTGCGCAGGGATGTCTTAACCGCGCCGAGGACGGCTTCTGCGTACGGCGCTTCGGCCAGTCTCTCGACTTCTTCGGTCATCTCGCTGTAAGCCGTAACCTTCGCTTTGGTGATGGTTGCCTTGCCAAATTTGACTTCGGCCGTGGTTGCCTCGTCACCCTCGCCGGTATAGCCTGCGTCATCGACACTGACCTCGTAGGGCTGGCTGTACGTCTCGCCGCCCGGGATTGGCACCTGACGGACGAGGTCGATGAGATTTGAGCTCTGCAAGAAGCTCGGATTGATCGTGTCGCCCGTGTGCTGCGGCAGGACGAGCGTGCCGCCAGAGATCGAGATAGAGCGGCCCTCCTTGAGATTCTTGCCGTACTCGCGGTTGCGCGCTTCGGCGGATTCCTTCGTCTTCGTGCCATCAAGGTCGGCGCGGCCGCGCGACTCAAAGCCATGCTCCGGGTCGTCGAGCTGCTTGCCACGCGCTTCCGGCTTGGCGGCGTCGTCTTTCTTATTGACGGCCTTCGTGCGGTCAGCGACGTCACCGCTCTGGTCGTCGGCGATAATGCCGCGCAGCTCCTCAATCTCGCCATTGATGCGCTTGATTTCTTCATTGATGGAGCGCAGCTCCTCGACGGTTGTCGCCTTGTCCGACTTCTCGGCGAGCGCTTTCTTGCGGTCTTCCTTGGCGCTGATGATCTTCAGGATTTTTTCTTTACCCATGTGTTTACCTTCTTTCACTTCTTAGGCATTTGCCATGATTTTGTTTTTGAGTCTATATACTTCAAGCTCTTTTTCGCTCTCCAGCGACTGCGACCGGGCTGTCTCCACATCCTTTCGGGCGCTCTCCAGCGCCGCTTTGTCGCGAGCAGAAATATCTGTATCTTCATAGGCGGGCTCGTTGACGGCTGAGACCTCGTAGACCTTGGCAATTTTCGTGATCCGGCGCGTCGGGTAGTCTGTATCGAGGTTTTCCCACTTCTGCTCCCTGACGCGGAAGCAGAAACTCATGCCGTCCATGTCGCCGCGCTTGATGGCCGAGTAGAGGGCCCGTGCCTCCTGGTTATTCTCGACATCAAGGTCCGCATCCATCTTGAGCCCGATGTCGTCGATGCTCAGCTGCATCGTGCTGCTGCCGTTATTCCTGCGGCTTCGCGCAAGAGGGATCTTCATGTCGCGATGGTTTGTGAATAATAAGACGTCAGTCAGGTCGCAGTCGTCAAAAGCACCCGGCTCGATAATCTCTTCAAACCATCCGCCAATGTCGGCCGGTGAATTAAAGACAGCCGGGTGGCCGGTGATAGAGCGGATGCCGTCATCTTCCCCGTCGCCATTGTCTTCGCCGCCCGCCACGGCGCGGAATTCCTGGCGCGCATAGCTGCGGACGCAGGTCATCGCGTCATCCTTTTTACTTGCCGGATTCGTCCGGCTCTTTGCTTTCGGCATTTGCATTGACTCCTTTCGCATCGAGCTGGTACTTGTCGACCAGCTCCGTGTTGACGTAATTCAGCGACTGCAGGCGACGGTCGCCGCCCTCGAAGGGCTCGATGCCAAACATATCAGCGATCTGATTGAGGGTCATGAGGCCCGTGTCGCGTGCGATCTGCGCCAGCTGCAATTTATTCGGCGTGTCGTAATACTCGACTTTGTTGTAGTAGCATCTGACGCGGTGTCCGACATCCTGCTCGCGCTGACTAAAAAGGCAGGCCGTCATAGCCTGCTCAAATTCATTGATAAAGTCCTCGATGCAGTTTTGGTAGAAGGCTGCGTGCTGGGCGTCATTGTAGTCGCCGTCCAGCACGGCCGCGCTGACGCCGTAGCGGTTGCGGATGATGTCTTTGACAAATCTCATCGTCGTGTCCGGGATGACTGCCTGATGACTCTGGATCGGTGTAAAGTCGCCCGCGACGTCGACGGCGGCAATGCCCGCTTTGGACGTCAGGATGCGGTCTTCAAATTCGTCGCGTGCCGCCCGCAGCTTGTCGGCGTCGAGCTTCGTCTTTGAGGTAAAGACGCCGTTGAGCTTCAATCCCGCCTCGATGCTCAGCGGCAATCCCTGCATCAGCTTATCGAGTGTCTCGACCGCCTTCTGCGCGTCGCGCGTGTCGGCATGTCCGTAGTCGTTGCCGCCGCCCATGATGAGGTTCTTGCCGCGCCGCCACTTGAGGTGGACGATCTGGTCATACGGCAGCACATCCGTGCCGCCGTCGCGCCAGTAGAATTTAATCATCCAGCGGCGCCCCGTCTCATCACGGCCGAGCTCAGCCGATGCCGGGTTGAGCGGGTAGAGTGCTGTGTAGCGTCGGTATGTCAGACCGTTCGCGCCCTTGACATCCTCCCACTGCGGGAAGATGAAGCAGTGCATCGTCTTGCGCTGTAGCCAGACGCACGCCTCAAGAAAATCCTTCGTCGTCTGCAGGGGGTTCGGCCGGAAGCGGAAGAGGCGCGTGATGTCGTCATTTTGTACGGCGATATTACTGCCGACACGTACGACGCTGCAGACATCAATCTTGCCGATCTCCGTCGCGATGCGGTTGATGCAGTTGTTGACAATGTCCGACAGGTAGATGTTGCCGCCAAATGAGGTAAAGACCGCCCGATTATCATTCAGGACGCCTTGTATAAAGCGCTTGCCGCGCCAGCCCTTGTAGACGTCCAGCAATCCCTGGATGTAGTTCTCAAAAATCATATCTCGCTCCTCACCTCATTTTCTGCGCATCGCGGTACAGCGACCGATATCGGTTAAATGTCGCGTAGCAGATGATATCGCTCAGTGTACCGTCGATGCGATTCTTGCTCGTGCCGTACTTCTTGACCGGCATGATGAGTCCGATGTTGTTTGTCTTGTAGCCAGTGTTTGATAGGCACCAGCGGTCGATCTCGTTGTTGTTGTAGACGAGCACGTTGCGCCCGAGGTCCGATTCGAGCGACCGCATCGGGCCAGACAAGCTCATAAAGTCCATGCCGATTCGCTCGAGCACTTCCCGCCCGAAGTTATCGGCGATGATTTCCTGAAAATCTTTCGAGTGCCAATTATCATAGCCGATCTTGTAGGGCATCATGCCGTAATGCTCGTAGAGGTCGACAAACCAACCGGCGACAAGCTCGGCATCGACTTCCGCGCCTGGGCAGATGACGACGAGGCCCTGCTTCTCCCACTCGCGATAATTCTTCCGCTCTGGGTTGAGCTGTGAGTCGTCGTCGAGAATCGCGTCGGCCTTGGCCTCCGGGATGAAGTACATCTGCAGCGTGTACTTCTTCCGCGTATGCTGGTCTTCAAAAAGCGCGCGTGCTGAGCACAAGTCGGTCGTCTCAGCAAAGTCGAGGCCGCCGATATAATACTGGCCGCGCAGCATCTCCGGGTCAAAGGTCTCGGTGTTGGCAATGGTCGCCTCGTCGAGCCAAGCCGCGCTCGAATTCTGCTTGATGTTAAAATCCTTCGCGAGTACAAAAGCGCGCTGTGACGGATTGCTCTTTGCTTCCTCGACCTGCTTGCGCAAGTACGACCATTTCTTGATGACGCCGATGCCCGGATTGCTCTTCTGCCAGGACCTTTCATCCTGCCAGACTTCTTCCTCACTGTCCTGGCTGTACCACCAGATTGCCCAATCTGGCCTGTCTAGCTCGCCGTCGAGTACCTTCTGCGCATCGGCAAGCCTGTGGTCTAGGTAGCCGTCCTCGGTAAAACCTTCGGTCGTAATCTCAAAATAGAGTGGCTCGTCCTGCGTCGAGAGTGCCTGTTGTATCGGCATGATGAGATGGTCATCCTCCATCTCGTGCACCTCGTCGACGACGCCAACCTTGATATTGCGGCCCTCTTTGTTTTTGCCGTTGGCTGAGATCTTGCGGATGGACCCTTTGTTCTGGTATGAGTATTTCCCTTTGGTTTTGCGGTGCTTCGGATTGCCGAAGAAGATGCCCTTCTGATTCCGCCGCGTGCGCTTGGCCATGCTCGGTGATTCCTCGCGCATGGCGTCCGTCGCCGAGAAGGCGAGGTCGGCCTGCTCGAAGTCATTCGAGCCGTAGAGGATTTTTGTCCCCATCTCGCCGCACATAAATTCCGACAGCGAGATGGCCGCGACGAGCGGCGTCTTGCCATTCTTGCGCGCGATGAGGATGAGGACATCCTGGTACTTGCGCACCCAGCCGCCCTTGCCAAAATTTGCCTCTGGATTCCACTTCTTGATCGCGTAGATGGATTCGATGATGGCTTTCTGGAAGAGCTCGAGCCGGAAAGGCCGCCCGCTGAATGGCGCCTCGTAGAGCTTGCACTCGTTCTCGATGAAGCGGATGCGCTTGTCCGATTCGGACAAGTCAATGCGCAGCTCCGGGTTGTCGAAGTCATCCAGGAAGCGCCGGATGCCCTGCTTGATATGCGTGCCCGCGATGATCTGGCCGCTCTTGATCTTCTCGGCATAGAGATGCAGGTAGGAGCGGTATGGTGCCAGCAGGCGCGGCCGCTTTTTGTCCGGCTTCTTCCCTTTCGGCTCACTCATACTCGTCGAGGTCATCGTCGTCGTCTTCCAGCGAGCCACCGCCGAGCATCTTGGTCAGCTTGGCGACGTAGCTGATATAGCTCGCGCGCACCTGCGTGATAGTCCGCGCGATCGGCTGCGTCTTCTGCCTCGAGGGATTCGCCGGGTCATACTTGACGAGGCCGCCCGCCTGCGCGATCTTGTTGAGCTCGTCGAGCTGGCAGCGGATGCGCGCGGCCTCCAAGATGGCACCGTCCGCCGCTTCCATCAGCTTCTCGTCCGCGCCATCTTGGAAGAGCTCGCGCAGTCTCTCATACTCTTGCTTGACTTCCACCCATCTCACCTCGATTCCAAAAAGCTCGGCCGAAAAGTCAATTTTTCGGTGCGGATTTTAAAAAGGTATGCCGCACGGTTCTAAATTTTTTGATCCGGGTCGCAAGGCCAGGGGGGTCTGTCCACTCGAGGCACTCACGGCTCGTACTCATTCCACCATCGGCGCACATACTTTCCCCAATCCGCTGCGAAGACGCCGCGCTCTTTTGCACGTGCCAGGCACTCCTCGCGCGTCGACTCGCAGTAGATGAGCTGCGCGCCAAGCTGCTTAGCCAGCGCCTCGCGCTTTGCTTTGTAGGGATAGCCGCCGATGATGTACGCATTATTCCACCTGCCAAGCCGCGTCTTGACGGCATCGAGCAAGGTGTCGCGCACGCGGAAGACGACCTGCTTGATATTGTTTGGCTTGTCGTAGAGCACGCATCCGCTCACTGCTTGATAGAGCAGATCCATGTCGACGATGATGTCCCCGCGCAGCTTGAGCTGATTGACGAGCGTCGTCTTGCCGCTGCACGGCGAGCCGTAAACGATAAAAACGCCCCGGCCTGTGTGGCCGAAGCGTTGATGCTTGCGATTGTGGCAGTCCGCGCAAAGCAGCTGCACATTGTCTTGATTGAGCGCAATGTCGGCATCCTGTACCGTCTCTGGCGTCAGCTCGCGGATGTGGTCGGCCGTCAGGTCAGATGCATTGTGTACCAGCCGCCCGCACGCCTCGCATCGCAGGCCGCGCTCTTGGATGATTGCCCGTCTGAGCTCGCGCCACTCGCGTGACTGATAGAGTCTCATCGCCCATGCTTGTGCCATTACCAGCCGTCCTCCCTGTTCTTGATCTCCCGCTCTCTGAGCTCTGCCATCTTAGCCTGGTATGCCGCCCGATGCCTATCGCGCGGATTGAGCTCGAAGTAGCTTGCCAGCCATTGCAGCGCCTTCATGCGGTTGGCCGTCTTAAAGGCCACACCGCCGTGGTCGTTGATCTGGAATGACTCAAAGAGCTGCGTGTCAGCCTGCTCGAGGTCTTTTATTCTGACATTCCGCTCGCTGAAGTCCAGCAAATCGCTGTAGTCGGTGAAAGCGATGCGCATGTAGAGCTCGACTACATCGCCCGCCGTCAGTAGCAATGTTGCGTCGCGATCGGCCTGCAGTTCGCGAATCGTCGCAATAATCGCAGGATTCCTAAGTAGCTTATAAGCCGAGGCAGAGGCTGCAGCCCTCGTGCACCCGTACGCGCGTTGGTAGGAAGCTGTCGCATTGTGCGTCTGGAAGTAGTAAAGCGCGAAGAGCCGTTGACGCTCATTGATTTTGTCGACCTTGACGAGCGCCCGAATGGCTTTCCGCTTTTCCTCGTCGCGCTCCTCCTGCTCCTGCATCTTTTGTGTGCGCGCTTTTATACGCATCGTGTGTGCACGCTTTCTCTTTCGCGGGCCGTCACCCTTGCGGTCCCAAGAGTGGCGCACCTTCCAGCTCTTGACTGTATTGATGCTGACGCCGTACTTCTCAGCAATCTCGCGATACTTCATGCCCGCGACATAGTCAATCTCTGCTAGCTCCCACTTGCTTTTTCCTCGCACACGCGCCTCGCCTCCTCTCACTTGATGATTCGCCGCGCATCCGACACATACCGGCCGCCTCGTTTCCGGCAGCCGGTCCTCTCGCTCGTCCACATCAGGCGGCTGGCCTCATGATGCCGCCCGTCGCAGAAGGTCATGCACTTCCGGCCGACGTAGTAGACGAGGTTCTGCGTGCAGGTCTGCGCGTCATTGTACTTGCAGTGCTCATTGTCGCAGTAAATCTTCACCCGCCCGCCTCCTTTTGCGCACGAAAAAAGACGCCATCGCTGGCGTCTCTTACCGTAGACGTGGAGTATCATATGCAGTCATACTTTGTCCATGTCTTTTATCATAGCATAATTTTTTCTAGCTGATGTTGCACGATTGTCGCGCAAGTCTGTCGCATCAAAGCGCGTCGGCACCGTAAAGCACCTCACTGATGCGGCTGACGAGAATCTTGCGATTGCGGTAGATCGTCGAGCGGTCGCAATGCAGCCGGTCCTCAATCTCGACCTGCTCGAGATTCTCAAAGTAAATCATCTCGATGAGACCGTAGTACGGGTAATCCCTGACGTACGCCAAGGCCGTCTCGATCTCGCTAAGCTCTTTCTCGTCGCGCAGGAGCTTGACGCGTACCTCGAGGATTTTCTCCTCGCGGATCTCGTCGAGGTCCTTCTTCGGCGGCTGCCCTGAATTGCGCCGGAAGAGCACGAGGCTCTGGCTCTTGCCAAAGTCCTCTCGCTTGATGTCCTCGATGTCGGCTTTGTACCGCTCGACATTACGCTTGAGTACCGGGTAAGCCCTGAGCCGCCGCTCGGTCTGCCGATACGGATCCTTCGCCGCCCGCTTGCCCGCCGCGTACGCTTTGGTCACGGCCTTACTCAACAGGTCTTTGATTACTTCCACGTCTTTCTCTGTCATGCTGTCCTCCACACCTGAGATTCTTTTCGGCTGCTCTCGGTGTCCGATTCGGACAAATCCAATCTTGTGCTGCTTTTTATTTTACTATTATATAGAGATGATGTCGACCTGACCGGCTGGCATGTGATTATTTATTCAGGCTCGCTCTACTCTCAGCGATAATCAGAGCCCCATTTTCTCCATCGGTCCGGCCTTCCTACCATTTAAAAAGAGCGCTGCCTTGTCATCTTCAAAATCCTGCTGCTCCCGCTCGCGCATCTCCTCGACAATCTTGTCCCAGGCATTACGGCCCATCCATTTTTCGGTCCAGAGCTGCCGCTTGATCTGCTCGGCGTCCAAGCCTTTGTGATGCCAGACAAAGTCGCCGAGCACCTTGATGTACTCGCGCACCTGTCTCTCGGTGAGCCAGCCAAGCACCTCGTCACCTTCAAAGCCCTTTACCTGGCCTCGGATATTGGCTGGTTCGCCATCTGCGTCCACCAAGGCGATTTCGTACAGTCCCTCCCGTCCGCCGTAAGAATATGCCGTCGAGAGGATGCTCACCTCATAGCCGCGACCGAGCGGCACACGATATACAAAGCCGCCACTCTCCTGCTTCATAGTCTGGTCCTCGCTCCATGTCACTTCTTTCATTTTTTCTTCTCCTCTCTTTTCTTCTCGTCCCTCTGCCATCCTTTGACAGTGCCCAGCAGATCCGCAGGCTTGCACAAGTACCTGCTCTCATTTTCTACCCAGACTGCCAGCGGGCACAGCTCGCAATCCTTTGCCGCCCGCTGGTACCCTTCTTTCTTGAGGCCGATGAGCACGGCCTTCTCAATCTCGCGGATGACTGTCATCTCGCTGCAGCTCTTTATTACTCCCATCCGTTTTCTCCTCTGCTTGAGCACTCCATCGTCTTCGGCCTTTGTTGTCTCCTCTGCATCGCCGAGGCGCTCCAGCTCCTCGGGTTGATCGACCACGCCAAGTCGCCACTGATCCTGAGTCCTCTTGATTTGTACAGCTTGTATTTTTTGTCGATGACGCGCTGGATGGCCCGCGCTTTGCGTCGGCTCGTCGTCTCATTGCGCCATACAACAAGCTCAATCAGATTGTCCTCCATCCTCTCCCACGCCCGAAACATCGCGTTCACCTCATCGGCCGACATTGGCGGTTTTATTCGCTTCGCCACCGGCATCACCTCCCATCATATCGGCCACATACTTGATGCAGTCGTCGCAGAGATACATGACTGTCTCACTGCCGCAGTGCTGGAGCCGGACTCGATGCAGTCTCCTGCGTGTCTGGCAGCTTTGGCAGTATATCGATTGTCCCCCTGTAGTGGTCTCCTCCACGTCTATCACCTCTTAAAATGGGATTTCTTCATCCGGGATATTGGGGCCGAAGGTCTGGTCCTGCTTGCCTCCCGAGACGGCTCCCGTCGTCTGGCCGAAGCCGCCCGCCGGTGATGCCGCCGCTCCCGACTCCTTGCGGCTGTCGAGGAATTCGACCTCATCGGCGACGATTTCTGTCACGTAACGCTTCGAGCCGTCCTGTGCCTCGTAGCTCCTGACCTGGATGCGGCCCTCGACGCCGATGCGGCGGCCCTTGATGAGGTTGTTGCCGCAGACCTCGGCGAGCTTGCGCCAGGTCACGACAGGGATAAAGTCGGCCGTCGGCTGATTGCTCTGCTGGTCTTTGCTGTGTGCCCACGGCCGGTCGACTGCCAGCGTAAATGTGCAGACGGCCGTGCCGGACTGCGTATAGCGTACCTCGGGATCGCGCGTCAGCCGCCCGATGATGATTGCCTGATTCATAATAATTACACCTCCGGGATTCTCTTCTCTTCCTGCTCTTCCTGGTCTTCCTGTTCGCGCTTCTGCATCGTGTAAACGACGTAGGGCACTTTCATCACGAGGTCGTCGAGGTCGCCGCTCTCGACCGGCCACCAGCCGTGCCTGTGATCGACCCATCTGTAGCGCGTCTTCTTGAGCTCGGCATTCTCGGCCTCGAGGTCCTTGATTTTCTCCTTGAGCTTCTTGGCGTCATCCTCGAGCATCTTGCAGTATTCCTCGAGACTCTCGTAGCTGCGGTGCTGCTCTTCTGCCTCTGCCTCGAGATTTTTGACCTCTTCAGCGTGCTTTTTCTTGAGCTTGTCCTTCTCGCAAAAAAATCGTTCGGTCGCTGTGTCAATTATTTTTCGAGCGTCGTCGCGCTCCTTCCGCAGCTGACTTATTTTCGCCTTGGTCAGCTTGGCCTCGCGGTCCTTTTGCTCGATGACGGCATTCTTGGCGGCGATGGCTGCTTCTCTTGCCGCGGCCTGCGCCGTGACTGCATCGCGCAGCCCCTCGCAGGTCTCGCGCATCGCCTTATATTTCCAGATTCCTCTGATGTCGATATTCATGCTTTCCTCCCCTTTCTGCGCTTACTTGCGCTTTGTCTTCTCAATCCGCTCGTCGAGCGGCACCTCATCCCATCTGCCGACCTTCATGTCGCTCCACTCCTCGAAGCGTGACCACTGACTCGATACCTTGCAGCACGAGATGACGGTGACGAGCGCGACGATACCAGCCATTACGACAGCTCCAAGCACAAAAGCCATGATATTGCTCATGTCATGCATCCCCTTTCTTCCTGGCCTCCTCGACACGCCTCTTCTGGCGCTCGACGATGCCGTAGATCTTATCCTTCCACGCCTGCCACGTCGGATTGATGTAGCGCTCGTGATTGCGTGGTCCCAGGCAGCCGCCCGCCCGCTTGATGCCGCTGTACTGGCCGTAGCTCATGCCGAGAGCTGCCGCCCGCGCGGCCATCTCGTCGAGCGGTTCCTGCGGCGTGACGTAGTGCTTCTTCTTTCCCTTGCGGTGCCCGGCCTGCCCCGGGTCCCGCATCCCTTTATCGATAAATGCCCGGCACTCCGGGCAGCGCTTAGCCGTCGGGCAGGCCGTGCGGAATATCTTTCCGCAGAGCGTGCAGACGACCTCGTGCTCAGCTTTCTTCTTCACCTTTTCCGCCCTCTTTCTCAAAATCATGGTAGCCTCTCAGTCTATTTTTGAGATTGACCATTGCAAATACCAGCTCGATACGACGGCCAAGCTCCTCGTCTTTGCTCGTATGCGCCCAGAGCAATGTGGCCAGTGCCGTCACAGTGTCGGCAACTTCCTCGAGATATTCCGTCTCTGATTTTTTATCTCCGTCTACCAGCCATTTCTCATAAGCGTCGACCGCCTCTTTGTACTCTCGCTTCACCTTGATAAGCTGCGCGGCCTCGTCAAAATTGCCCTCCTCGGTCTTTTCCGGGACGCACGCCACGATATTTTTAAATGCACGTGCCATCGCATTTTCTGTATTTTGATTCACGCTGTGGCCTCCTTTTTCTTCCTCCTGCGCGGCTCCAGCTCCGCCCGCAGGTCTTTTACCGTCTTTTTGCCCGTCTTGATCTCGTGGGCAATCTCCGCCGCGACATCGTAGACGCTGTCCAGAGCTTTGCCCTTGTATCCAAATTCGTCCATGAGCGAGATCATAAAGATTGCGCTCATGTCGTCGACACATCTATATTGGATCTCACGCTGGTGGTCCCACCACTCAGCGTATAAGTGTTTTTTGTCGAGCTCCAGTCCTGTCTCTTTTTTTACAATCCGCTCGATATCGCTCGTCTTGACCATCCTGTCTCTCAAGCAGAGCAGGTGGATGGCCATTTTTTTGTGGAGCCGGGCCCGGCGCTCTTTGCCCCAACCCCACTTACGATGCACAGCAACGTCAAAGATGACGGCCAGTGTATCGTATGACTCTGTGACCGTCTTACGGTCCTCAACGATTTCTCGTGGCGTCAGATGTCTCACTTTCTTCTCAATCCGCCCGCTGCGCTTGACGGCGGCGAGGCCGTCTTTTTTGAGCTCTTTGGCGCGCTTACGGGCCATTTTTTTTGCAAAGCTCATCACTTATCCCCTCTCATTGCATTGATCTTGCTTGCGTGGCAGCACTCGAGCTTGACTTGGACGATGTCAAGCAGCTCGTCCACCTCTCTATTGATAGCTATCCGCATGGCGCCGAGCTCCTCTTTGGTCGCTGGCGCTGGCCCTACCATCATCCCGACGTGCATCCTGTCAAGCTCGCGCTGTACATATCGCAGTGCGCTCATCTGAGTCTTGAGGTCGATGTCGTGTCGGTCTGGCCCGATGGCTGGCGGCACGGCCTCCGGCTCACTCTTATGTCCGACCGGCTCGTGCTCGTCGATGGCGGCCAGCGTTTTGCCGCCCGCCGCGTGCTGCTCGATTGCCGACTGCCCTGCAGCTACCACATCGCCATCCAGCGCGGTGCTGCTCGTGGTCCGCGCTTGCTCCAGCTCGCGATGTTTTTTGAGCCGCTCCATCTTGTCCTTGTACTCTTCGCTGTCGCTGCCCTGCCGCTTGACGATCGTGACATCCTTGAGCGTGACAGCCCCCTGCTCGGCTTGCTTGTCGATAGCATCCTGCCCGGCCTTGTCGAGCTTGCTTAAATACTGATAGCTTTGAAATTACTGCATTTATCGAATTATTTTCGTCCT